TATCAGTGCTGGCAGTGCTGGGACCACCTGTGAACTGATCAGTGTCAAATTGATTGGCTGGTGGCTCTGCAGGCACAACATCACCAGTTGTGGTCAGAATTGGTTTTAAAATAGTTTCAGGTGTTACAATGTTGGCTCCCTGCACTACGCCGTTATATGCTGAGTTAGCAAACACCAAGTTACCATGAGCAAAAACTGCGGGCTTGTCTTGATTATTAACATCATATGTGCAAGGGAATACACTACCAGTAAGCACATAAGAATCACCTGAAGTAGAACCACCGCTATCAATAGGGCCAGTTCCGCCTCCACCAGTTCCACTGCTGGTTAAACTGATTGTGACATCACCAACACCAGTTGAGGGTGTGACTGTGATGCCTGAACCAGCAATGATCTTGCTGACAGCACCTGTGCCACCACCTGTTGAACTAATTGTGATTGTGCCATCATTGGCCACAGCAGTAATTTCAATACCTGCACCTGCAATGAATGTAATAGTGTCATTGTTGTAAGGAGTTTGTATGCTGTTGCCAACTTGAACCAATTTAAAATTGCCAGCGGCATTCTTCATGTTCTGAATAGCACTTGAAGGAATGCCCAATGCTGATCCAATTGCTGTGTCACCTAAGGCTTTCATAACTTCAGGATACAGTGCCTGGTATGCAAAGTATGCAATAGCACCCATGGCCAATGGCCCAATAAGATCACTGAGTCCACCACCAACAGCAGTTGCGGCAGTTACTTGATCAGTTGTTTGAACAGGTGCCCAAGCCACACTTGTGGAGGCAGCACTGAAGTCACCAAATGCTTTTTCATTACCACCACGAACTTTAAACAAATAACTGCCAGCAGGTAAACTAACAGCACGGAATGTTAAACTTGTGCTTTGTGCATATGGACTACCATTGCTGTTGCTACGACTACCTAAAACTTTATAAGTTGCGCCTGCATCTGAACTATACCAGTATTCAAAGCGATCAACAATGCCTGCAGGAGTTAAACCTGTAATGTCCAATGCTGGCACAGCAACATTGTTGATTTGAACCACAGTGGGTGCCGCAGGAGTGCCAATCACTGCAATGTCAGGAATGGCAATGGGCTCGCTTGGCACACGCGGTCTGCGTGGAACACCACCAGCAGTATACATTGTGGCATCATATTCTTGTGCAGTAATTTCAACTGCAAGTCCACCTTCACTGCTTTCTACTTCACGAACACGCACCACACGGAATGGCTTGTTGACCCAGTTATAAACACTTGTGCTGACTGTGATCACATCACCTGCTTCTGTGTTGATCTTTGAGTAATCACTTGTGAATGTTACAATCTGATCCATGCGGTTCTGATACAGTTCCAAGTAGCCCAGGGCACGAGCCTGTAGTGGCTCATTGATTAGATCCAACTTTAGTTGTAGAACATTGTCTGGCTCATTGCTGTTGCGATATTCATCAGGCAAGTCAATGCGAATAGTGTCTTTCTGATCACGCAGTTCACGATGTGAAAACTCAACTTCAACTGCATTATACATGCTGTCCAAGTTTGTTCCTGTTAAGTCAATACCAGAGATAATGTTGCTGTCATTGAATGCCAATGCAACTGATTCATCACGGTTAATTGTAACACCCCATAAGCCTGTTGCAATGTCATAATTTACAAAGCAACCTGCATTGGCAGCCAACTTTTGCAAGTTGGTCATTACAGTTTCAGCAGTGTTCACAACACCGTTGATTTGATAACGGTTGGCCAAGGTCTTGCTTACACCATCATCTTCATCAAAATAGTTTACAGTATCATCTGCATAGTTGTTTAAGGTGATCAAACTTGCTGTGTCAATTTCAGCACTGGTCAAGCCAGCACCACTGATAGCGTTGGTCAAGTAAGAATAGATAGCATCGCCTGGACGGAACAAGTTGTTGCTGACTCTGAATTGTAAGTCTGGCAATCCTGTAATGCCTTTGTCTCTGTTGTATGAAATTCTAACCAGGGCAAATGTCAAGCCAATCATGCGTTCATCACTGACCCAACCAGGCATCAGTGTTCTAGCATCACCATGCAGTGCAGGTAGTGTAGGCAAGTATTCTAACAGGTCACTGGGACGTGTTGGACCAGCACTGCCATTATACAAATAGATCTTAACAAGGTCACGAGGACTTGTGTCTACAACACCATCTTGGTTAACAAGATAATCAATTGTGATGCCATCTGCTTTGAAGTAAACTCTTTGGTTGTTCCAATACACTTCATCAACAGTTGTGGTAACTGTGGCACTGTCACTGAGTCTTGTGGTTGCACCAGCAGTGGCAGAAGTTGGCACTTCACTAAGTGTCAAGCAATACCACATGGTCTTGTTGGCATCAACCAGTTGTGCATCTGTAATCTTACCACCTAGATAAGCACTACCATACACAACTGGAATTGTATTTGTTGTATCAGGACCAACTTGTAAGCGGATACCTTGATCCACTGCTTCAGGTGTGTTGGTGTTGCCAGTTGCTTTGTTAATTAATCTACTAACGCCATAAGCAACCAAGATGCGAACCAACGCACTACCAATGCTGGAACTACCAATTGCGGCCGCTGCCGCTGTTAAAAATGCTGCCATATCTATTCCTTAATCCAATGATTTTCTACACATCTCCAACCACGTTTAGATAGATCAACATCTGAACTTCCTGGCTGGGTGGACAAACTTACTTGATCCACTAATTTATCTAGGATAAATCTCTCACAATCTCGTTCCCAACGCAGATACAATTCTACGCTGAGTCTGCCTCTGCGAAATGCAGGTGTGACCCACCAAAACATTTCACGCAATCTTGAACGACTTGCAATCCAAGGATCTTGTTCCTGCATTGCACCAATCATACCAACAATAATATTATCTTTCTCAGCCACGATAAGATAATGATGTAGTATCATATTAGTTAGTCGCTGTCGTGCCGCTGATAAATCTTCAGCAGTCCACTCACTATAATCAACTAGACTGGCACTGGCAAAGTCAGTTAGCAATTTAAGCACTGGCTCTAAATCATTAACAACGGCTGATCTAATCATGCTGTGGCCAAAGGCTTACCAAAGTCAAAGTTGCTTGAAGCAATAGTTGCAACACGGCCAAAGCCTGCATCATTGCCACGATAAAGTGTGCCAGGTGTTGTGACTGTGACACTGGTAACTGCACCACCTGCCACTACCACAGTGATGCGGCCACCTGTGCCAAGTCCTGTATCAGTTGTAAAAGCCAAATTGGTATAAGTGCCTGTGGTATAACCTGAACCTGCATAGATGTCATCAATTGTGGCTATTGCGCCATTAGTGGTAGTGGTGGCAATTCTGAAACTAAAACCAGTGCCTCCAGGTATGGTTGCAGTGCAATAATAGCCTGGAAAGTTGTATTTTCGTTCATAATCGTTTGTTCTTTGACCCACTTGTTTTTGTTCCAGCACTTTGACAATGCTACTACAACTTACACTCACTGTGGTAGTTGATTCATTTGAGAACTGATTGAACTCGTCATTGAAACTGTAGTTGGCAATTACACCTTTGAAACGCACACTGGGATTGCCAGCAATGTTTAGTGCAACGCCTGTGGTGCTGTTAAAGAAAGCACGACGAATTGTAACAACACTGCCTTTGAGTTTGTAATCCATCATGTTGGCAACAAAGGCCTGGTCAATGGCACTCATTGAGATAGTTACATCACTACTGCTGGGACTAAGTTCATTGTTGAACTCTGTAATGCCCAACAAAATGCCCAATGGTGAGTATGTGTATGAGATGTTGTCTGTTTCAGTAATATCAAATGGCACATCATGACTGCTGAAACGCAATATGCCGTAATTGGGAATCACCATACGCACAAATGCAGCCTGCTTGATGGCTGAGTAAGCGGTTAAATCTAATGCCGTGCTCATTACAACACCTCTTGAAATTCAAAGTTGCCGTTGATGTCAACTAGGTCTTTGCCACTCAGCGTCCAAGTGGGCATGCTGGTGCAAATAACACGCCAGGACACTGCTGGGCCTACTTTTAACACCACCGCAGTGGCACTGGGTGTGTTTAAGATGCTTCTATGCACACTTACCAGGGTTGTTGTTGCGCTTTTGACAACTGTGCTGGCAACACTGTAAACATAATCACTACCTGTTGCTTGCACCAAGTCACCTGCTCTGAACACAGTGGATCCAGTTGCTCCTGGCACATTGCCCAGTTCAAACTTCATTGTATCACTTGCTGCCTGAGCAGTTGTGTATTTGAAAGTCATAGTGTCAGTAGAGGTGGCATCACCACGATACTTGGTGATCCAATCATAACCTGTCTTGGCAAAGTTGATGGTTTGTGGGTTAAGCAAAGCACCTTCATTAAATTCCAAATAACCGCGACTGTTGCTCCATATCAGCGTTTGTGGCATCTTGACACTGAAGCGCCACACATTGCCACCACGACTCACTGTGCGAATCCTTTGGTCACGACTCACAGTTTGACTTATCACAGGTCGCTTTACCACGCTGATACTCTCAGCACTATCTATAATCCATTGAAACGACATATCTTATCTCCTACCACTTGGGATTGAACTGCGACCTTTTTCAGTCACAGCATATAAAAACTCAGGATCTCGTGCAATCATTTGACGGAAACTTGCGGCATCAGTTGCATTTATTGTATAGTTAATGTTTAGAACATTGTTGGAACTGCCTGAATCAACAGGTGAACCACTGCCAGTGATGCTGTTTAATTTGTTGTTGGGAATGATATTGCCTGCAGTCTTACTCATAAACAATTCAGGACCATTTTCACCAACAATGTATGGAGTGTTTGCCGCAACTGGACCACCAGCAGCCTTACCAGTTAACATTGAGAAGAAGTCACTTGTGCCAGAGCCACCCAGGACACCAGCAATGACTTTTCTTGCTTGTATGCGAACAAACTCAGCAATGATGCTGTTGGCAAAGTCTTTGAAGTTTAGTTTGCCTGTTGTGACAAAGTTAACAATTAGATCTTCAAGTCCACGAGTCACACTTGAGAATATGCTTTGTGCTTGTTGTGCGGCATTGGTTGCACTTTCTACATAACTGTTAAATGCATCCTTCCATCCACCAGCAAATGTTCTTTGTGCTTCAAAGGTGCTTTGTGTTTGTTCTTTTTCTGCTTTGACTCTTTCAGCGGCTGTGTCTCTAATGCGTTTCTTTTCTTCTTCGCCCAACTGATACTGACCTTGACCAGCCACATTACCAAAGCGTCTTGTTTCTTCTGCACGAATTTCAGCATCAGCGGCTTTCTTGGCAGCACTTTCAATGTCAAGATATTTCTTCTCAATTGAAGTCAAGCCAACCTTGGCACTTTCATCCTGAAGCGTCTTCAATCTATCTTGCAAAGAGATTTGATTGTTCAGAAGCGTGACACGCATCTTGTCTCTGCTGATTGCTTCATTGTTGGCTTTGGTATCTGCCACTGAGGTTTCATATGTGGCATCATACAATTTTGAAATGGCTTTCATTTGTCTGCCAATCTCACCAATTTGAGCATCACGACCAGCACTTTGTGGTGTGGCTTCAAGCACTTTTCTCTTGCCTTCTAACTCAGCCAATTTATTGTTATAGCGTTCTGTAATTTCAACCAAACGATTGGTCATAGCAATTTGATCTTCGCCATCACCAATCTGAGCAGTGGATTTTCTTAGTCTTGAGGCCAATGCATTTTCATTGCGTTCATATTCAGAAGTCAATTGTCTTAGGCCAACCAATTCTTTTTCCCAGTATGGTGCAACTGATGGCTTGTCTTTTGTCTTACCCATGGCTGCTTCAGCCAGTTTGCGTTGTGCTTCAAGAGCCTTTTCAGCATCAGAGGTGTCTGGTGGTTTCAATGACTCTTCTAACAATTTGGTAACACCAAGATATGCAGCCGCAACACCACCCAGGGTCACTGCCAGAGCCAGAAGTTTGGTAAACACATTGCCTTTTTCTAATAGTTTTAATGCAACACCAAGAGTAATAATGCCTTTTTCTAAATCCAGGATTGCTTTGGTCATTGCAATGATGCCTAAGATAACTTGAGCACTGGCAAATGCAGCCATGGCACCTGCCGCCACCGTGACAACCTTCTCAACCTTTTGCATGTTGGTGTCTAAGTTCTTGATAAAGTCCAGGACACCAACTTTGTCTAACATACTGGCAAATGCAATGGTCAACTTGTCTGCGGCTGCATTCAGTTTGTCATGTGCCGCCGCGGCAGCAATCTGGCTTTCAGCCATCTTATTATACTCGTCTGTGGCATTTTTAGTGCCATCCAGAATTCCTTTGAAATCCAGAGTTTTGGCTTCTTTTCCAAACATGCGAGTTGCCAATGCTGTTCTTTCAGTAGTATCAGACATTGCCGCTAACTTTTGAATTGTTTTCTCTAACGCTTGTTCAGTGTTTAAGTTAGCAATCTCTTTCATTGAGAAGCCAAGTTTTAACAAGTTCTCTTGAGCAGTGGCACCACCTTCACGAGCATCATACAGGCTGTTGCTTAACTTGTTTAATATTTTGGAAAGTCCATCTGCAGATCCACCATTGGCTTGAAATGCATCACGCAGTTGTAGGATCTTAGGGATACTAACATCAGTTGCGTTGCTTAGGTCTACCACATTGTCAGCAGCCGCAAGTGCTTTCTGACCAAATGCTAAAAAGCCAGCACCCAGTAGCACACCAACAAGACTATTCATCTTGCCAGCAAACTCACCTAACTTGCCAGTAGCATTGGTAAAGCCTGTGGCAATACCTTGGGTGCCACGTTCAGCGGCACCTTTTAATTTGTTGGTTTCATCTGTAGCGGCTTTGATGCCAGTTAGATAACCTTTGTCATCCAGTTCCAGTGTGACTTTTAAACTTGTGGCCATATTATTTTCCTTTTAATATATTCTGAACTTCATTCTCAAGGAATTGTTCAGTAGGACCAGACATACCGTTTGGTGCTTGTTTGCTCCAACCAGTATCTAATCTCTCAGCATAAGGATAATCAGCCTCAATGGTATCCTTGGTTTGTTTTGTGTTGCGGCGAGCATTGCCACTACGAACAGGAGTGATTGACACAAAGTATTTGTATGCATTGGCAAGCAAACTGGTTTTTAGTTCAGCCATGTCAGCAAGTTCTGCTTCTAATGCCTTTGTATCAATTTTCATTTTCATTTCTATGCTTTTCCTTTTAGAATTGCCAGTAAGTCTTCCTGTTTATATTCAGGTTCCTTGCCATGTGCTTTGTCCTGAGCATGCTGTATAAATGAAACTGCTGTGTCATACACAAACAGATCAAATGTGCTAGCCCTACTCATGATTTCACTTGGAAGCACGCCATATCTGCTACTCATTGCATCTATGGCCATTACCATGTTCAGTTCAACTGAGTCCTCTGGCAACTGCTCGCTTGTTACTTTCCCAGCGTTTCTACTACCCTATTAATAATTTTCATCATTACATCAGTTGGGAAGATCAAGTCCCCTTGTGCAATCTGATTTCCTTCTTCATCTAATACCATGCTATTTACTAGTTCCACCATCTCACCAAAATTGTTTTGATGCACAGTTGCTAGTTTAACAAACTGACTCATAGGTTGACGATCCCAGATCCAAAACTCTAGGCTGTCTCCATATTGTTTTTGTATTTCTTCATCATCTAGTTCAATGCGAACTAGAACTGGCTTTGCTGCCAATTGTGTTAGTTTTAACGCCATATCTTATTGTCCAATCTTATCTTTTAGGTAGTGTATTGTGCTTAGAAGAAAACGCATTCTTGCGTCTGCTTGGTCTAAATCACTACGAGCACATTTAATTTCAGAAAAGCATTTGGCCGCTTCTGCTTCCATACTTTTCAACAGTTCAAATGTTGTTAACTTATCAAAAATCATATCATACCTCCTTGGGTATACTATACTTAGTCAAAGAAAAGCCCCCAGGGTAGGGGGCTCTTAATCACCAAACTAACTTGTGGTCAATTAAGCAATGGCAGACAATGTGTAGTCACCGTTAACTTCAATTGTTAGCGGACTTACCCATACTGGGCTATCAGCAGACACTTTTGGTGCCAAGCTGGATACAAAGCCATTGCCCATGATCAAGTAGTTGTCAGGAGTTGCACCAGCAGCCGCGCCACTTGGAGCAATCATGAATGCCACTTGTGTGCGGCTGTTGCTTAGACCAAAAATACCAGCAGTGATAGCAGTTGTAGTTGCACCAGTTGTTCCAAAGAACAGTGTTGGATCCAAAACAAAGTTGCCACTTAGACTGTTAGTTGAAACAGTAGTAATTACTGATTCACCTGCTTGGTCTAATTGCTTCCAACGGAATGAACCGTTTGCATTGTTGATAGTTACATCTTGTAAACCTGTTAGTTCAATGGCTCCTGCAACCAGTGTCAAAGCACCAGTTCCAGAATCAACAGCACTGTAGAAATCGCTTGAAGTAAGCGTAGCGTGTGCAGTTGCATCATACTTAACAAGGACAAGTTTTACGCGGTTTACCGCGGTTGTTGCGTTAATATACGCCATGTTGTTTGTTCCTTAATTAATTGTGTAAAACCTATACTCAAAAGTATAAGTTATGACATCTCTGTCAATAGTCGCATCATAATCAAATTCTTTTCTGAAAGAAGCAGGTATGTTGGACAAATCTTTTGCCGCACTTAATGTGGCCAATACTGAATCCGTATCAATAGGTCTATTCTTAGCATCAACTGTCAGATATCCTGTAATTGTTGTTACAGTTTCAAAGATGTCTGGACTGTTAAGCAACTGGATGATTGCTGTCTGTTTGGTAACAGGCTCATCAAGATAAACACGCTTCTTGTTTTGAAGATACAATGGATTATCACCTTGACTCCAAGGTAACTCGTTGGCAGTTTTAATGCTGCCAAGCAAGTTTGCACTTAGATAAGTTAATAATTCTGTTCTCATCGCACACGAACCAGGTTAAGTCTAGATGGGGCAATATCACTTGTATTAACTGTGCCGTCGCCAGCAAAGTCATACCAGTCTCCTGCTTCAATTAATTCATTGAACAGTTTATCGCTTCTATCTTGATAATACTTGATCTTTTGGACTTCAGCACTATCTTGATTAGCAAAGTCTGCTACCTTTGGCAAAATATATTCTGCTAAGGCAAGATAAACACACAGGTCAGTAAAGTCTGCTCGTCGTGTCACAATCTTCAATGCATTAACTGCGGGAACTAATCTAATGTCGCGGCGTAATGAAGCATCTCTTTTAAATTGGTAATCTCTCCACCAATCTGTAGCACCAATACGCACCAGCAATCTCTCACTGGCACGGATCAGCATGTCTTCAACCACTTCTTCAGTTAGTCCTTCATTGCTTTCAAATAGTCGTTGATCACGATCCAGCACATCTTGGTATTCAGCAAAACTGCGGAATGTATTACCTGAAATGATAAATGACATCGTGACCTCCTTTTATTGATTAGGCTGCGTCAACTAACTTAACGCCAGTAGCGGCATTAACCAAGCCAACACCTGCGTGTAAACTGGCAACAATGTCGTTACCAACAGCGGCTGCTCTGCGTTGAACTTCTAAGTCAACGTTCTTGAACATAGCGATACGCATTGCGTCTTGTCCAAAGATAGCGCCTTTGAAACCAGTTACACCAGAGATGGTGGCTGTTGCGTAAGCACTTTGATAGAAACGAACACCAGCAACTGTTCCAACGAAACCGTTAGCCATTGCTTCATTCTGCATTGCACCACCAGCGTAGGCTGTGGAACCAATTACTTTCATCAATTCAGCAGCAGCAACTGTGCCTAGAACACCAATCAACTGACCTGTTTCACCAGCGCCACGGATTTGTGCAACTGCATCAAAAATTGCGTTTAATGTCAATGTGCCTGTGTCAGCACTTGATGTCAAACCACTCATTGCGGCGATAACATCTTTGTCAAAGGCAGCACTTACGCTGTTACCTAAAACACGACCAAGTTCGTTAGGGTCAATAGCACCCAAGTCACGAACAACATCACGAGCCGCATAAATGTTGGCTGTGATTGTTTTGGATTCTGATGTGATACCCAATGCTGTGAAATCATCAACGCTGTGTGAAGCACTTGTTAATTTCTGCGCTGTTACAGCACCCAACAATGGTAGTTGTGCTGTGATGGAACCTGCTGGAACCTGGATTTGTGGAATTGTCAAACCACCCAAGAACAATGAAGATTCTTGTGCGGCGTATACTGCGGCTGCTTTGGTGTTGACCATGAAGCCTGCTAAGTCGTATGCTGTATTGAAAGCCATTTTATTTTACCTTTTAAATTAAAGTTTGCCGTTGCGTCTTGCTTCAGCGTATATTTTTCTGTGATCAGGACGTGTTAGATCTAGTGACTTCAAATCAATTGGAGCACCAACTGTTTTGTTGACATTGCCTTGAGTATTTGTAGTAGCAGGTGTAGCACTGGTAAAATGAGGGTTAGCGTCTAAGAACTCTTTAACATATTTGTCCACACTTAAGGGAGAGCCGTTGTCGTCATACCTGACGCTACCAGTCTTAGAGTCAATAACTTCTACTTCACCATCTTGATTTAAACGCAGATTAGGTTTCAACAAAATTGAAACTTGTTCTGGGTTCACGCTACGATACTGTGCTGCCAAATTGATCAAGGGTTGTTCAACTTTGAATTCACGAATAATCGCATCACGCTTTGAGATTTCAGCATCCTTCTTGGAGGCTAGATCACTCATCACTTTATCAAACTCGCCTCGCTTGAGTGCCGTTTCCTGTTCGCGTTGTTGATGCTGTGAAAGCACACCACGAATAGTATCTGGATCACCTAAGTCTTCATAGGGTTTCAATGCTTTCTTTTGCACAGCACTTTTAGTGCGGGCCATTAAGTCATCTACTTCCTTCTGTGAGTAAGTTCGTTCTGCCTGATGGTTAGTTTCAGTAGCGGTATCAGTATCCACTACATTGCCAATGTTTTCTTGGGTCATTGTATCCTTTTGCCTCTCCTCTGTATGAGAGTATGTTTAATTTGGGGACGATCAATCCCCGCATTCTATTTAGTCGTTTGCTCTGGCTGCGTCTGCTCCAGCCGCAACAATGTCTTGTAACGCAAGTTCTGGATGCTGTGCTAATATGGCAGCATTGCTCATACCACTCATTAACATTTCTTGAATGTGTAGACTTTGTGTAGCAGGTGTAGTAGCAGGGTGTGTAATTTCCACTGCGGCAGGCACAATTTCAATATCTACTAATCTAAGTAATTCTGCTTCAATTGTGGATTTGGCAGCAACATCTGTAACTTTATCATAAACTTTGATCAATTGATCTACATCGTTTTGTGTGTCACGAATTGCAAATGAATCTGGATACTTGATTTCACCATCCCATACAGTGCTTTGATAAGCCGCATAGATTTCCCATAATTGTTCTTCAGCAAGTTCAATGTTGTCTGCTTGTTCACTGAGACGAGCATTAAGCAATTGGAACTCTACTTCCCTTGACACGCCACTCATCAACTTGGATTCAGTAGCACGAATACTGCCTGTGTTGGCCATCTTGTCAATGGCAGCAACTGTGTTGTTGATTGCAGTGTAGATGCTGCCAATCTCTTGACCATTGAACTCCAACACGAAAGGCTTTAAGGCAGGATCCAAATTGGCAGGCATCTCAATGATACTGCCAGCGCCAGAGCCAGCATTGGTATCTGATGTCTTGACTAAACTTGGGTGACTGCCTAAACGCACTGCTTGTTCTGCTTCTGATGTCATGTTAAAGATAAACTTCTGAGCATCAGCAATGTCTGTAATAGTTGACAAGCCAATGCCACGCACTGAACTTGTATGTGCATACATGATCACAGCAGGAATCATGCCTAGGCCGTTGAGTTCTTCTAAACGATCTTTAACAAGTTCTTCTTTGTGATTCAACGTTGTTGTGGTCACAGTTTCCTTGGTCCACTCTTTGATCACTGTGATTGAGTCATTGGCATCTTCCACATACTTTAGATAAACAAGTTCATAACTGCCGTTGAGTCTACGTGCCCAGGTCCAATCAGTAACACCAAGTGGCGTGATCAAGTTCAAGTATGGACGCACACCTTGTGCCATTTCATCAGCACGGGTAACAGCACCCACATCTGGTTTGCTCATCACAATCCAACTATGTCCAAATATGTTGGCATAGATTGCAGCCTGCTTCATGAAACTGTCTAGGTCACGACCTTCCCAATCACAATCATTCAAAAAGTCTTGCAGTGTGGGTTCACTTTCAAAACTGTTGAATGACCTTTCTGGTGATTGTCTAAACATGAAACTGATGTAGGTGGCAATGATACTACGACACTGATTGTCTAATGGAGTTACTTGAGTGCGTTGAATATACTCTGCTTCAGTCTCAAGTTGATAGCGTGTCAAATAGTTGCCGCGTTTATAATCACTTCCGCCCCAATATGAATCAAGCAGAAACTGCCATCTGTCGCGGTTACGGTTGTGTAGTGTATTGGCTGATATTGCTTCAGCATAGTCTTGTGAAATTACGATGTCCATTCTAGTCTATTCCTTTATGAAAATATTTATGCAAGTGCGTGACCAAATCGTTGCGGGGCACTTGGCGCTACTGGTTTGTTAATTGGGAATAAGAATTGAATCATGTAAGTGGCAGCATCCGCACCGTGATCAAATCCTGAATCCTTGGAGGGGGTCATACTCTCAGATTTGTATGCCCAATTTTTAAAACAAGCGATAGTTTTCTTACAAGCAGGATCAATGGTGAAGCGTGTGCTGCCATCATCTCGCTTGAAGAACAAACTATTACCAGAATTAATTCTATCTCTTACTAATGGATGCTGTCTATGATACCTGGTTTGAAAGCCAGCCATCTCCAACAACTTGATATCAGTGTTACCATTGGCACTGGCACGACGTTGCACGCCTGCAGGGTCTGGAAACACCACAACAGGGTTCCTGGGATATCTTGATCTTATCTCAGCAATCATTTCAGTTGTGTTGGAATTATCTAAGTAGATCTCATCATATACTTCAATGCCTGTTCTAGTTTGACGACCTATAACAGCACTCATTGGTGTCACGTTAAAGTCCATTCCAATGAATACAGTTTCAGTCTCAGTAGGCTTACGCACTTCTGTAATGTTATGCTGGCCAAATTCATTAAAGATAATGCCAGCAAAGTTTTCCCAATTGGCCAAATACTCTTGACTAAACACTTTGGGTGATAAGTCTTGACGGGCTTGTTCTATTTCGTCAGCATCAACAAAGCCACCTTGCTCAGTAGTGTAACTGAAACTGGCCCAGTTCTTTTTAGTAAGATGGTTGTCATAAAGATCCCTGGCAGTTTGATTACCTGCCTTGGGAGTGCCCGTGAACAGTGCGTGTCCTTTTTGATCACTCAAACTTGGCCGTATGATTTGATTCCAGATCTCTTCCAAGTCAATGTCACAGAACTCATCAATACAGATAAACGAGATTGATTCACCACGTAAGTTATCACCTTGTTCAGCACTCTTTAAACAAATCATAGAATTGTTCACGAGGCGAATTGTAAGCTCGCTTTCATTGGTATCTAAAATCCAATTGAGACTGTTGAGTTTCTTTTTGAGTTTAGTCCACACTAGACTCTTAATTTGCTGTCTTGAGTTGGCCAGCATCCATACAGTGGCACCAGGCTTACTGGCAAACCTACAAATTTCTCTAACGGCAAGATGCGTCTTTCCTCCGCGACGACCTGCCAGCACAACTCTAAAGCGTGTCTTGCAGTCTGCTATCTCTTGTTGTTTAGCACTTAACGGCATAACACATCGTTGATATGATCAGCAATCAACATGGCTTCTTGGGGTGAGAGAAAGTAACTACGATTTTGTTTGGTGCTGGCAACTCCATCTAACACTGTGGTAGTAATCTTAAACTGTAACTGTTCAGGACTGAGCCAAGTTAAATTAACATTCAATTCGTAATCATCAAGTTTCTGTATCAGCATCTTGTTCCTCTGTTTCTTCTACCGTATCTTCATCCATATCATCTGTCCAAGGTAATGGACGTTTATCATCACTGGTGGTTCCAGACTCATTTTGACTCAACATATTACGGCCCAGCCAGATCAGCATGGGAACGGACCCTTCTAATGCCACACGCAATTGTGCTTGCCTTAGGGTAATTTTAAGTTTATGACGCCCAATCAGAAGATTTTCCGCAAATCCTCTGCGTAGTGTATCTTCTTTGACACCAAAATGATTTGCAATATCTCTGTCAGTGCAGCCTAAACTTGCTAAATGTTCCACATCCTCAAATGGCACAGGCACTTTGTTACGCCCAATGACACGGGCCAATTTGGTTATTTCTACTGTGTGTCCAGTCTGTGGTCCAGGTTTGTTGTAAGGTTTATCGTTTGATTCTTCGTTCATCTTCTTCAGTGGTCCTTTCTGCAATAAAGCCCAGCAATTCTGGATTGGCAAAGAATATTTGTGCCCAAGCCATGCCCAGGTTGTGAACTTGATGTTCTGTTAACTCTAAATGTAATAAGTCGCTGATCACATGCGTGACTTCATGTAGCAGTGTGTCCAAGCACTGAATACCTTTGAGTTGATCTTGTATTCTGATTTCAGCGTGTGCTAGATCTTGCTCGCCAAACGCTGAACTCATGATGCGTTGTGGTATCCATTGTATGTCCGTGACATTGCCCAGGATCTCTATTTGACGATAAGATGTAGGGTGTGGTGGATTAACCAACTTGCGTGGTTGTGTTTTCATTTCTATGCTGTCTCCAGGTCTATACGCTTACTTAGCAGGATAACGAAAACGGGGTGCTCTTAATGGTTAAAAACGCACAAAAGGCGACACCTACGGTGCTTCACAGCAAGTAGGTGTCTAGAGAAGAAATTTTCAATCACAACGCCTATTATCAGTATTCGTTGCAACTTTATTTAGTATCTGATAAAACTTGATTAAATTCAAAATTTGATTAAACTTGATTCCTTTTCAAAATTGCAATCTACGCTGAAACTCCAACTCAGGATCAAAGTAATGTATCTCTAACATACTGTCAACTGCTGGGGCGTCAGGTGCAATTAACTGTATGGTGCATAGGCCCTCTGCTTCATCAGCGTAAAACTGATTCAGTGCTGGGTCTTCAAATACCACAGCACCTGACCCAGTGTATTTGGTGTATGCTTGTATTGCATCAATGAATCTCATTTTGTATTTGAACATGTTTGTGTAAATTTACTCTCTTCAGCGTAGTGCTTAAAGTTTTATTTTTTTATTTTTTTTATTTTTTTATTTTTTCTTATAGGACTATTATATTTTAAAATTTACATAAACTACACAAAGTAGTAAAAACAGCATTAGCGGTGTCTGCAAGCCAGGAAAGTTGTGTAAATTTCAAAATGCAAAATTTACACATGTGTAAGTTTTATTCACACAACCATCCTTAAAACTCCCTTAAATTAGTAAATTTACGGATTACACCAGTTGATGCTCCAGGCTCATCATCATGATAATTCCATTGTGCAAGTTTTGTGTAATTTCCGTGTTCTGATGTAGTAATGTAAATTGATTCATCAACTTCACCATTAATGGTCCCTGTAACATGGTTCTGAATCATAGACGGTGCTTCAATCCTGCGGCCGTTTACTTTCCAAAACTGTCTTTGTTTGTAACTCCAGCTAGGAATCTGCCCACGTTCAGCCAGTGATTTCAATGAGCCGTAAAATTTGTGAATTCCTTGATCCTTGCGTCCACCAAATTTCTCTTTGAGTGTTAATTTGTAAATTTCATACAATGTAGCAAATGTAATTGCTTGTGGTTTGCGACTATAATCTTCAACCAAAACACTATCAATTACTGTTTCAATAGGAGTCTTATGTGCTTTGACCATATCATCAAAGTCTTCTTCATGATATGCAGGCACCACACGATCCACTGGAAATTTTGCATTTAGATAATTGAGCCACAATCCAACTTTTTCATCTGTAAAGTCATCCTTTTTCATTTGTGACCAAATTTCATTAAACTTGCTTACTTGTTCATCATTGCCAATGAACTCTTCGCCAAGATAATCCCCTAACCATTGTAGCAAATCTCTGCTGTATTTGATGGCACTAAGCCTGCGGGTAGTGCTATCGTTGGAAATAGCCAACGGACCGTTTAAACCATTACCAACAATGAATAACCACATAACATTGGGAACTGAATACACATCTTCAAATAACTTTTTCATTAAGATTTCTTTGTTGCCTGCAATTGCCTTAAATTTGTCATAACTTGACTGACTTGAGATTGTTTCATCACATAATACAATAACCATGCCCAACAACATAAACGGATTGTCTACTAAAGTTTTAAAGTTTGTTACTTTAGTAGAGTTCTTAAAAATGATTGATAGCAGATCAGTAACAAACTCGTTTCTACCTGCTCCGCCCTGTCCATATGCCAACAAACTGGGAATTTTGTAATCACCAGGATGTCTGCGTTTGCGAATAATACATTCTTCTAAATGCAAACGTGCTTTAGGATTACCAGCACTTAAACTTGTCATCAAAATATCTATGGCTGGCGGACACACATATTCAGTAAGTAATCCCTCAAATGCTCCTATTTGCAACCAAGTTTTTTCTACATTCTGTGCCAAATTAAAATAACGGGTCTTGGTGTTATGGAAGTCAAACGTGGCCCAATTATAGTTTTTATTTTGACTACGCATAACATCAAAAAAGATATTTTCATCTGCTTTATTTTTAAAACTAAAAATGTCTCTGTGCAATTGAGTAAAAGTTCTTGGCACAAGATTCTCATCTTGTTTAATGTAAAAACTATCAGTGCCTATGATTTGAACAATATCATGCTGTTCAATTAGTTCATGATGCGTAATTGCCATAAACTTAGATACTTCTTCTGCCGCACGTGCCTGATCTTCGTCCACCGCTTGTTTCTTAGCCTTTTTGAGTGCTTCGCGTTCTGCATCTAATGCAACAATTTGTTTTTTTAAATCATCAACCTTGTCTTTGTTCTGTTGACTGGTTAAATCAGCATCCAATGCTTTTAATGCCTTGGTTAATGCTTGTTTTTTAGTAGTGATTTCAGCACTAATGATTGTTATAGTTCTCATAATTCTTCTCTCTTAATTTGCCCTAACAACACAGTCCTGCTTGGTCTTGTTGTAAATTCAATTTCCTTTTGTGTTCTCTTAATCACAATTGGTTTACCACCGTAAGCCGCGATAAATGCATCACGGGTTTCTTTACGTAATCTGTCTCCATCCCAGCCAGTCCAGGCGCTGACACGAATACTAGGGTTGGTAAGTGCTGAATCAGGATGCGCCATCTTAGCACACACACGATCATATTCATCGTATGTCATGCCTACTGAACGACATAAACTCACAAGTGTCAGCACAGCATGATTGCTGGCTCCAGCACCTGCATAATGCAATCCTGAACAAGTGTTTAAACTCTCAACAACTGCGGCTTTGTATGCTGCCGCATGCTCAGGATCCATTGTGTTTGTAAAGCTGGTGCTTGCGGGTTGCCAAATCTTAGGAGCACGATATTCAAATGCATACGGATCAATCAACATTCCTTCATTCCAATATGAGTATGCATCATCTGGTCCTGAATGAAAGTAAAAACTTTGACTCATTGTAAACGAGCAGTTGTCCACCCCAGGAAATGTTTCTGTAATTGACTCTTGACGACCTGCTATGTCTTCCGCCAATAATGGTTGGCTAAAAGGAATCACAATGCGAAATTTGTGTTTGTTCTTTGTGTGTCTAAATGTAGTATACAGCACAAATTCAATTTCCTTAAACATTGCTTTGGCTTGATCAATTGTGTAGTTGGTATCAATGTCCAACACAATGCCCATGATAGCAATGACATTGCCTTTACATCTACGCACAGTGTTGGGGATATCATCCCAAGTTCCATCTGGATCACGAAACCATTCACCTTGCACAAACTTACCATGGTAACGTCTACCTGCTTCTACAGTAGGATCCGCCAGGCTCTTAAACTCAGCAAAGTTAAACATTGGTGTCTTTTCTTTACTTGTGCTGTCAATATGTGTTGTTAGTAAATCAGCCAATAACGGCCAGTCTTCTGAAATGACATGGTCCACATAGGCTTTACCAACGCTTTTAAATGTTGTTAGTATCATTCAAACAAGTCCTTGACCATCTCAGCCAACTTGTCTGCTTGAGCCAGCACTTGTTCTTTGGTCACTTTGCTTTTTGTTGTTGGGGTATTTTGCTCTGCCCAAACCTTACGGCAAACATCTTTGAGTGCTTGTGCAGACTCTAATTGGTCCTGCAGTTGTGGAACTGAGTCTGCATTTATTTGCAGTTCTTTTGAAAGTTTACCGTTAAAAAATTTAATTAAAAAGCCACGATCTGGGTTGCGAACAATGTAGCCCCAGTTTTGTGAGTTGCGATAGTCATCCACGACATAAGTTGTGTAAGTTAGGCCGTCTTCAACACCCCACATTGTAATTGTGGTCATTGCTGAGCCGTCGCGATTGCTGTAGCCACGATGTTGGGCCACCACTGCATAGAATTGATCTTTGAATACCATTTATATCTCCTTGTGTGTAAATTCGTATCTAAGAATATGTGTTGTTGGGCAACGCATGTTCACTTTTATTTAGCACCCACTGTTATAAATGTTTGCTCTTAACTACAAAAACAGACTGTTTTGGAGAAATTACCATTTTTACCCGTTATGGCTATATGCTCACAAGTAAACTGCTAAATATTCGTATGCAAGCGTCTTGCTTGCTACTGGTTTGGTGAGTATATCTTCTTGTGTGCTTGCGTATCGTAATTTAATGCATCTTGGTTGCCATCCTGGATGCAGCCAAACTGGGGATGAGGATCAAGGTGCTGTTGGGGCACAGTTGAACATTATGTTCAACAACTTGGTCCTTTTCTTATGGCTGTAATTTTATCTCACGGCCCACTGTCATGACACTAACGGTAAAAGCATCTGTGTGATGCATTTGATTTAATTTGTTGGCAAGACGAATAGCATGTCCTGGTTCTGGAAACATGGTCTTGCCATACTTGTAACCTTGGTAACGCACCGCAGGCTTGTGTGTTCGCAACTTGATGGGTCTGCCTTGAAACAGCACAGCAAACACAGCATCTGCTTCACACACTTCATACACAAGGTCACCTTCTTGATGACTGACAATTAGAGTTGGTTGTGGTCTAGACATTGTTTTTCTTTTTCTCGCCCAATTAGTCTATACACATAGGCCAATGCAGTGGTGTATTTGTCAGCAAGTTCTTTGGGTGAGGCACCTGCCAGGTGTTCTTTAAACAGTGCGGCAGCATCAATCCTGGGCTTGGCCCATTTCTCATACAGCGGCAAGCCTGCTCGCCACTTTTTCACAACATAGTCAATGTTTTCTTTGGGAAAATTCAACTGCTGGGCAATTTGATTTCTAGCTAGACCTGCATCCAACATCTTATACACTTCAGCATGATCCAGTTGTCTACGAGCAGGTTTAGCCACGTCAGTGACTACGGCTCGTTGACTTTGATCCTTGGGAGTGTTCCACCATGTGTAGGTGGCACCATGCTGTTGATAAATTTTAATCCATTGCATAACTTCATGCATGGGCACAGCGGCACATAGCCCAATCGCTGGCACAAGCGTTGGCATAGATTTTGGCCGCATCATTTTTTCTGGTTCTGGAACTTCAAACCATCTAAACAGTTCACGGTGCATGCCTGTCACTGGCAAACTGTAGCCCCCTGGTTGTTTATACCAAATGCCTGCAACTGAGATTTCTGTGGGAGTTATTGAACCTGGTTGGAATGTAGTAAAGTCAAGATTGTGTGCGTCAAATGCACGCCTGAGCCAAGCACGGGGGCTACCTAATGGTCCTGTTGTTCCGTATTCTGTTCTTGTAATAGTGTGAGTCCAAGTATCCTGTTTCATATTTGTATGTATGAATTGGATTTGGACTCAGTTTATCATTTAGGCAAATGTGTAATCAAATAACCCATCATGCCCAGCAATGCAACCACAATTGTGCCTGTCACAGTGATGATTGTTTTAAACTTTTCATCCCGTGCATCTGCCAACATTTCTTTGATCTCATTGAATCCTTTGGCATTGCTGACTTTTAGGTCTTTGACATCAACTTCTAATGTATCTAATCTATCTTCAATAGTTTTCATCTTTACATCTAAATTTGCATAGCGCCAACTACACACTTCTTCGTGTGTGTTAAGTCTTGCGGCTGTTGTATCAATTTGTGTCACGTTTGCTGCCCCTTTATTATTTCTTTGAGTTCTTGCTCCCGCAACTGGCTCTTTAATTGTTGTATTGCTCGTCTGATCCATAATTGTTCCTTGTCAACAACAAGATCACTTGTTAAGTTTCTTAGGTGGCTTACGATTACGATTCTTTTGCGTTCTTGATCCACGAGTTGGTAATCCTCTGCTTGGTAAGTTTGTCATATCAGACCCTTTTAATTAAAATAATGCATTCCAAGTTGTGCCATCGTAGCACTCTAACTTAACTGTTGTTGAGTTAAACAATACCCAACCAGCGGCTGGCGTTAACGCATTACGCTGTGTAGTTGTATAACTGGGATAAGCAACAGGCAGTGCGGCAGTAATCTTGGCTGAGTCAATAGTTAATCTTGTTGCACCTGTGTTGGCATAGCCACCACCAGCAAATGTAAAAGTATCAGCACGATATGTGGCATTGCTTGCTGTGTGATCAATGATGTTGAGACGGTTTTGTGGGTTCAATGGAACGCCTGCGGGCACTGCACGAATTCTAAAACCACCAGCGGCATTGGTCACTGTTGGACAACTTACCTGCTGTGTGCCAGGCAAGGTGGGTGCTACTGAGTGTGGAATACCTAAAACAAGACTGGTCAAAGTTGGAATACCACCAATTGTATATGTGCCCGCAGTAACGTTTGTGATATTGGCCACAGTGACCAAAGCATTACGACCAAAAGGGATTGAGGTTTGGCCACTCAAGGTCAATGTCACAGCACATCGTGTGATAGTTAAACCCGTTGAAGTTCCTGCTGTGGTAGTGATAGGAGGACCGTTGGGAGTAGCACTCAAGGTTGCTGTTGTAGTGCCATTGGTAGCAATGATCCAGTAATCTTGTCCGCCTGCAATACCAGTTGCTGTTCCTGTTAAAGTTCCCACCATTCTAAAGGCTTGACCAATAATTGGAGTTGTTGTGTTAAAAGATACTTGTCCTTTGGTTCCTGTGACTTGTAAATTGTTGATTGGAGCACGGAAACTGGCTATGCCAGTGATGTTGGCTGCAGGAATTGTTAAAGTGCCATCCACCAAGTTTTCAGCCGCATAACCTTGTATTTGTAAAACATGACTGGTGCCTGTGCCACCACCTTGATACTGAGTGGCAATGTCATTGACAAAACCTGTAGTGGCATAACCGTTAAAGTTGCTGGTGCCCATGACAGTGCCTGACTGCAAGGCACTTGGTGCCACGCTGTTGATGCCAGTCCAAGGAAGATTTACACCTGTGACACTATTGCCTTCTGCGGCTCTAAAGTTCAGTGCAGGGGCAGCGTTTTGTGCCGCTAAGGTATCACCATAATAATGAACATATTGAGCATTGGCACCATAACCAAATGTGTTGGGTTCAAAACTTGAAGCCGCACTATAACCGTTGTTGTCTGTGACAGTTGTTAATGTGCCTTGTGGAAACGCATAACTGTTGTTGGTAGTGGCTTGACTTTCGCCACGCAATCTTTGAATGCTGTCAAAAATAATTCTTCCAGTGCCATTTGGATCTAAAGTAATGTCGCCATTGGTGTTGGTTGCGGCAATAGTGTTGTCTGTAGCAACACCTATAGAGATATTACCACCAGTAACGCCAGCAAACGCAGGATTATCACCTGTGCTGACTGCTTGACCAATACTGATTGCACCAGTTGAACTATTGTATGTGACACCTGTTGAACCGCTTAAACTTGCACGAGCCAAAGCATCTGTGTATTGGGTAATTGTGTTTGTGATTGCACCTGTTGTGCTGTTATAACTGATGCCAGTTGACGCACTGATAGCGGCTCTTGCTCTAGCATCTGTGTAATATAAGTTTGTGCCTTCTGCCAAGTCAGCAGTGGTTTTACCTTGCAACTGTCCAGTAAATGCAGTTGCAAATCCACTGGCATCTAACTTGTTGGCCAAAGCATTTGTAATTGTTGTTGAAAAATTAGCATCATTGCCCAAGGCTGTTGCCAGTTCATTTAGTGTGTCTAATGTGGCAGGAGCACTGTTGACCAAGTTGGCAATAGCAGTTGACACAGCACTGGTGGCAGCAGAGTCAGCATAAGTTTTAGTTGCAACAGTAGAGTCAACAGCAACAACGCCTGTGGTGTTATCATAAGCAATACCTGTGCCACCACTAACACTGGTTCTAGCACGAGCAGTGGTAAAGTATTGGTTAGTGCCTTCTGCTAAATTTGTAGTGCTTTTTGTTGCTAATCTGCCATCAAAGTCAGCGTTGCCACGAGCACTAGTATAATATAAATTAGTTCCTTCAGCCAAGTTAGTTGTGGTCTTGGTTGCCAAGCGTGTGTCAAAATCACTGTTGACACGAGCAGTAGTGTAGTATAAGTTAGTGCCTTCATTTAAGTTTGAGGTAGTTTTAGTGGCCAAACGAGCATCAAACACAGTGTTGACTCGTGCATCTGTATAATACTTGTTTGTGGTGCCTTCTGGCAATTCATCTGTTGTTACTGGATTAGCACCACCTGTGTAACTGATAACACCTGTGGTGCTATTATAGGTAATACTACCACTACCACTAACTGCGCTTCTGGCACGGGCAGTGGTAAAGTATTGGTTAGTGCCTTCGCCAATATCAGTTGTTGATAAAACAACTGTGTTGGTTTTGCCATTGACTGAGTCAACTGGATAGTCAATGGCAGCAATGCCTACTGCAACACGAGCATCAGCACGAGCCTGTGTGTAATACAAGTTGCCTGCTTCTTCAATTTGAG